ACCTAACTTGAGAAACTACATCAGATGTCAGGCCAAAAAAACTTAAGCCCAATTGGGAGAGAGACTCTATCGCTACTCCCGTCGGGAAAAAAAGTTAGATCAACATCGGGTTGAATCTCTCTAATATATTCTCTTAAGGCTCTGGAATCCTGGGCGAGAAGATAATTTTCAACAAAGTCTCGAATAATTTTTTTATCTCGTTCTCCATTAACTGAGAGAATCATATATTTTAATCGAGTTGAAAGTTCAGGGGATAAATCTTTATTAATTTTTTTTAAACCTTCTAATTCACGAGCAATATCTTGTTCGTCTTTATGGTTTAAAAGTTTAAATGTAATTGTGTTTTGTGATTTAGGAAGAGTAAAGTCAAATTCATTTGTACGATTTACAAATAATCCTTCTTTAAGTGGTTTATCTTCTAAAGTAGTTAAATCTACCGTATGTTCTTCTCCACCATATTCAAAAGTATATTCAGAACCATAACCTAAAATACGAGCAGCAACCATAATTGCATTTTTATCACCAATCAATAGTTCATCATAATTGATTTTAGACACAATTAATGATCTCATTAGCTTATCTAGTACTGTACCGTTTTTAATGTAGTTTTGGTTAGTTAAGATATCTTCTTCTTTAGCAGTCATGTACTTCATTTCAACAGTACCTTTTGCTAATTCAGAATCTTCAGGGTATAGTAAGCCTTTTGATGGTAACTCAACTGTTTCAGTTGGTAATTTAAATTCACTCATAATTTTTATTTAATATAACTTTATTGTCTTATATACATATATTAAAGAGCAGAAATATTATCAGGATTTACATTATATGATAAAACTCCTTCTACTTTTAATATTTCTTTACGAATTTCTTCCATTTTTGAACGATCAAAACCACCTTTTGCAATCCAAGGATGACCATCAACTTTAATAGTTAAGATAGTTTGAAATTTTTCTGTGTTTTGTGCACTATATTCCATAGGTTCTTTTGAAGACGCTACTGTAATTCCAGGAATTGAACGGATATCAGAAAATATTTCTTTTTGAGGGCGTTTTTTAATGTTAGTTATAATCATACCAACCATTTTGAATTTGTCTTGGTATTCTTCGTTTAACTTTTTATTAAGTTCCTCTTTAACTAAAGTACGTAAGTGGTTCAGTTTCATACTATTATAAATATTGCACTATCTAATAAGGGTAACATTTCCTTTAATTAATGTTTCTTTATCTGTGTTTTTATCTCCGTAAACTATTACCCAAGTATATGTTCCGTCTTGACATACTGTATTATTGTATGTTCCATCCCAAGCAGCTGTGCTATTGTAACTTTTAAATATTAATTCTCCCCATCTATTGTAAATGGTTAAATAAAAATCTTGTGGATCAAAACCTGAAGTAAATACTGGTTGCCAAACATGGTTATTTTCGTCTCCATCTGGGGTAAATGTGTTTGGTATATAAATTAATTCTTCAGGGCATCTTTGAACTGTAGTTGCAAACGATACAGGATAAGATACGCATCCGTTTTCATATGCTACAGCTGAAAATGGAAATGTTCCAAAGCTATTCCATGTAATAGGTAATGTTGGGTTTACAATACTATCTTGGTTTAAGATCCATACTACATATCCTCCACCTAAAGCAGTTGCATTATAAACTCGTCCTATACTATCTCCTTCACACAATTCTATAAATTCAGATGTTAAATTTCCTAAATCGTTTTGGATTTGTGAAATAGAAGGTCTAGGATAAACTGTTATTTGGCGAGTAGTATCAAAAGTACAATTTGATTGTACATAAGTATATGTTATTGTGTTAGCTCCTGCAATTGAAGGTGAAGGACAAAATAAATTCCCATTAACACCATTTCCTGTAAATGTTCCTCCAACAGGAGTTCCAGTTAATGCTACACAATTACTATAATCACATAACGGAGTAATCGAATCTATCGTGGGTAAAATGTTTAAAATATGAACATCAACCGCTTGTGGTAAACTTGTACAACCAAATTGATCTATCGTTATAACATTAACGGCTCCAGGTATAAATCCTGGGGAAAGTGTTGACCAATCTACTACAATATTACTAGTTCCTTGGCCTAAAGTAATATTTCCTACACTTGACCAGTTATAAGAATATCCTGCACCTAAACTTGGTACTGAATATGTTTCATTAGAGGATAAATAGCATATTGTATCTAATGAAGTAATATTTCCTACTACAACCATTGGAGGGTTTACTAAAGCAATAGTATTTGAAGCAGGACATCCATTTGCATCTGTTACTGTTACATTATATGTTCCTGCACATAAATCAATTACCGTTTGAGTTGTTTGTCCATCCCCCCATAAATAAGTGTATGGAGCAATGCCATCAATTGGGTTTGCTGTTGCTGTACCATTACAATCTCCAAAACAAACAGGGTTTGCTGCAACCATTAATGGTGCTTGTAAAATAGGAGGATCAATTAATGTAGTATTTGCTGTTACAGTACAGTTATTTGCATCTGTAATTGTTACCGTATATGTTCCTGCACATAAATTTGTTAACGAATTTATTGATTGTCCTGAGGTCCATGAATATGTGTAGGGGGCTACACCGTTTGTTGGGTTAACAACTAATGTACCATCACAAACTAGGTTACATAATGGATTTGTTACTATAAAATTTGGTTGATTTAATGTTGGTGGACCCGGTTGTACAAATACTGTATCAGGGCCTAATCCAACTCCAACGTTACAAGTTGACCACCCTGCATTGCAAGCAGGGTATTCTAAATGGCATGTATAGTAAGCTCCTTGAACAGGTGGAGTAACTGTAATTTGATTTACACCTGTTGCAATTGGAACAGGATTACCTACCTGGTACCATGCAAGTGTAGGAGTAACTGTTGGCCCATTAGGTGTCCATCTCCATGCATTGTTTGTAGTTGTCCATTGAGTTGAATTCCTTCCAGGTACAGTTATTGCTTGTGTTCCTGTTGCATTGTGAATGCCTTGAACAGCTGTTCCTCCTGCCCATTGAGGGCAATTTGGTTTGTTTGCAATATGATTTTCAATAACATTTGTTGATTCATATAATACAATATGAAATGTACCTTGTAAATTAGTACAAGAAAACATTCTAACATTGATCCAACTAACAACAAGTTTACGACAAGGAGCAGTTCCTTGAACTTGATATCTAATTTGACCTCCTGCTAAACCAGGATTCCAATCTTGCCAAGGTCCCATAATACAATTTTTTGGAATATTAAATCCAGCATTAGGAATTAGTGCAGATGTAAATGTTGCAGGTTGAGCTCCAGGTCCTAAAGAGACCCACCCATTAGATCCAATTCTAAATTGTGTATATGTTTGTCCATAAAAACAAAATGTAAATCCAATATTAAATACACCTGACTGAGAGTCATCTGATAATTGGACTAATGATCCATTGTTAGTTTGGGGCACATATGGTATGTTAGCTACACTATAGTTTGTAGTTTGATTAGGGTTATTACCTACAATACATTGGCTTAAATCTGCGGTTAAAGTTGTTGAGTTTGTACCACAAGGTAAATATTGATCTGGTCCTAAAAATGGGCAATATTGACTATAAACAAAGCTAGTTAATAGTACAAATAAAAGTGTTTTAAGTGTTTTCATAGCTTTAATATATAAAAAGAGAGTAAAAGCCCCAAATTTCTTTGGAGCTTTACCTGATAAATTATTAACCTAATATTAGTAGTTCAAGATACAGTAGTCAGGTTGAACAGTTACTTGGATGTTTACTGGTGTTCCATCGTCATCCCAGTTATAATCTCCAAAGTTAACTTCAGTAATAACAGCTCCTTTAACAATCCATTCAGAAACGATATCACCAACAGGACCTAAAACGTTGAATGTAATATCTTTCTTATAGAAGTCAGAATATCCATCTCTACCTGTTACTGATTCGTGTCCTAAACGTACCCATTCCATTACTGCTTGAGCACCAGAAGGAGTAATTGATTCATACATAGTAAACTGGATAGTATTCCATTTTGTTTTTCCTTTCACATAACGTTGAACGTTGATGTGGTTAAGAGCAACTGCAGTTTGGGTTAAAGAAACAGCTCCTACTCCTTTTACTAGGTATGAAGGAACTCCATCCATATAAAGGATAAAACGGTTTGTTTGTTTTGGTTCAAACGCTGTGTAGAATATTTCGTTTGGATTTAAAATTGCCATTTGTTTTCTATTTTTATTTTATTATAAATATCTAAATTTTAAATTTTTATCCTGGGAATTCAGCTCCTGTTGGTAACAAGATGAAATCCAAAGAAATAAATTCAGCTGTACGTGTTGGTTGAACATAAATTTGGCCTACTAGTTGATTTTGGTCAATTACTGCTGGTCCATTATTTGAATCATCCATTACTACTTTAAAAGCGTATAATCCTTGTTTTTGTTGGATAGCTTCTAAATATGGATTAACTCTTGATATAAATGAAGTTCTAGTTTGAATTGTATTTTGTTCAAATACTATTGTATCAGCAATTTGACGAATGTATGCTTTTAATTCAATCATCAAACGACGCACATTTACACGATCTAAAGCAGATTGTGCTTTTTGTAATGTTTTCTGTCCGTATACTACAACACCTTGTTTAGGTAATGTTGCAATTGGATTAACATTATTAGCGTATAAAGCATCTCTGTTTGCTTGAGTTAATTTTAATTCTGCTTGTAATACTGTATTTAAACCACCACGATTAATACCTGCAGGAGCAAACCAAGGAGCAGATACTCTATCGTTAAAGGCATATACACCTGGTACTACCGTTGAAGCTGGTACCCAAACATGTTTTCCTGTTGCTGGGTCAATGATTCGAACCCAAGGCCAATATGAAGCAGCATATGAAGTATCACGGGTTTGAGCTTGAGTAATAGCTTGAGAAACTGTACTTCCGTATGTTACTAAATCTGCTACAAACATATTATCACCTCTAGCAATCGTATTATTAATAATATTAGAAATTTGACCTGTATGACCAGTAACATCATTTACTAATCCTGGGGTGAATAGTAGGTTGAATTGGTATGCTTCAGGATTTCCAAGAAGTGCAATCATGTCATCATAATCACTCCCTATTAATCCTTGTGTTTGAGTAGTTATGTTTTCATAAAAATTAATAGCAGAAGATTGTAATACTGTTCCCGTAGCTCCTCCAAAAGAACCACTTTCATTTAATGGAATAGATCCAGTAAAGGCCGGAATTGCTACCCCATTTGAATCAAAAAAGTTTGGTGTAGTTTGATTTACTGCTTTTACACGTACAAATTTTGAATTATTTGGATAACTTCCAGATAACTCCATTTGATTTGTAACTGAGTTGTAGTTTAATTTTTGATCTCCAATTACTTGAGAAATAAAACGAGATGAATTTGGATCTAATGTTAGACTATTCCATGCTTCTAATATAACTTTATTAGAAGTTATATCATTACCACTTCTAACTAATACATTAAATGTACCTGATCCAGTATTAGAATTGGTAATTTCCCATCTTATATTTTCTTTACTTCCTGAAACTAAAGATCCAGAAACTTCTAGGCCTGAGTTATTCATAATAACCCCTTCAGAAATAGTTTCTAATTCAAATACATTTGTATTGTAAGGAGCACCAGCAGCATGAGCCGATGAGGAAACAAACGAAGATGTTGCAGGAGTAAAAGAACCACTTGTTACACGAGCGACTAATAATGAAGTTCCTCCATAATTAAAATAATTGTAAGCAGCAATTGA